CAGTTCCCGCCCGTTGCCGTCCACAAGATCCCGAAACTTGATCTTTCCGTCACGCCATAGATCGGCCCGGCCCGCCCCAAGGTTGGCGTCCTGCCGTTCCTTGCTTTGCCGCGATAGCCAGCCCTCAAACGTGGTGTCTTCTGCAATCTGCCCGTCCATGCTGGCGCGGGTGGATGCTGGCACATCAATGTCAAAGCCCAGTTCACGCAGCGACTTGAGAACCGGCACGGAAGTCGATCTACATCCCCAATGCAGGTTCCCCGGCCCGCCGCCCCATGGCAGGCTGTGGTCAATAGGCTCGTGGCCCTCGACCGTATATGTCAGCCCGTCACGGGTGGCGCATTCCAGCGTGGTTCTCAGATCAATGGTTGAGACCCATTGCAGCGCCTTAACCAAATCCTGATTGGCCTCATAAAGCGATTGACGCGACTTTTGCGAGACCGCTTGCGTTGCTGACCGCACTAGGCTTTCCGCGTTGCGGCGCGATACATCCATGAACCCCTGCACAGGTTCGCCGCCTTGCATCCCGCCCCGAATGCGCCGGATTAGCGCAGCGTTTGTCTCGCCCTCTGCAATGCCCAGCCGCATGGTGTCCGTAAAACGCTGCAGCGTGTCGCCTGCCTGCCGTGACAGCCAATCCGATACCGGCGCGCCTTGGATCATCACCCCGTCAACAATCGCCGCAAGTTGCCCTCGCGTTACGCTGGTTGTGATAACCGTAGCGCCCAGCGCCTTATTGACCGATGAGGCAGCAAAGGCCGTTTCAATGTCTGCCAATTCCCGCAATTCGCCAATCAAGCGGACACTTTCGCCACGGTATGCGTTGCGGATTGTGTCTTTGACCTGCGCCAACAGCTTTTCCAGCCGCGCCGCCTGCCGTGATGGTGCCCCTATGCCTGTCGGGTCTATCTTGGCCAGCTGTGCCACGATGTCACCTTCAAGCGCCTTTAGAAACCGCGCCGAATCCTTAAGCTGGCCCGCCGTCAGCCGTTGCAGGTCCAGCGCGCGGCCCGTGATAGCGTCAAGGATTTCGGTGTTTACGGATGCCATTGGTTCACTTCTTCGGCTTGCGTTTTTTCATGTATGCCATCTATAAAAACCCCGCCCTTGCCGCTACCTTTTGGACTATTTGACTAATTCGCTCCTTGCAAAGATCGTAATCTTTAGCAACTGCACTAATTCTATCGCCAGACACAATCCGGCGGGTTATCTCTCTGTCGCGTTCTGGATCATGGCTGAAGTTTTCTATTGCCACAAACGGCAGGTTTTCAAGCACTTCATCGCTGATTTTCCGCAAGTCAGGCAGCTTTATCTTTACTCGCATATCATTGCCCCAATCCCATAGGCGATCCAGTCATCGCAGGCGCAACCGATGCCAGCGCATCCAACTCCGCCGCCGTGTCCAGATCGGGCCGCAATACACCGCGCCGCTTGCGCTCCTCGAAATACGTTTCCAGCGTCAGATAGCCCATGGCAACGTCTTTTTGCATTGCCATAACCTCTTGCGGGGTCATCATCGTCACGCCGTATTCTTTGTTGACGTTAATCGTGATCGAGACTTCACCAAGCCCTGCATAGAACGCCATCCATTGCAGCGCCTGCTCCAGAGCGTCCTTCAGGCTGTCCGCCATCATGGCAAGCGTCGATGTTTCCTTGATGGCATCCAGCGCCGCCCCGGTGGCAGATTGCGCGCGGGCAACCAGCAATTGCAAGCCAAGCGTTTGCATCTGAAACTCAAGGTCTTTCAAATCCTGCCGCCCGCTGTCGATCGCCGTGCCGCTATGCTCCACCCATTGAAGCGTTGCAGCCGGATCCCGCGATGTGACCGCCGTTCCTGCGCTGATAGTCAGCGGCTCATCATCGCCGCGCCCGGATGCAAACAGGATCGGCACTCGCGCAAAGTGCAGGATATTGCGCTGATCAGACTGCGATTGCCAATGCGCGATATTGACGTCGGTCAGATCCTCTAGGACAGGCTCGCCGGTGAAAAACCCGGTGCGCTGGGCGTAGAACGGAATGACCGTAATTTCCGGCGCTTCGGTCGTGTATTCATCCACAACCGTCCAATGCTTTTTGCTGTCCTCGCGGTATAGCCGCACCTGCACGCCGTTGGGCATCCGATCCAAAACCCGCACTTGCGCAATTTCAATCTGCGAAAACTCATCCTTTGGGTTTTGCTCGGTCACGCTTTCCATAATGCGCAGTTGCGACAAGGCCAGCACGTTGCCAAACAGGGCCGTCTGGAAGCCCAGCACGTCCTCCACGCGCAAGTGCACCAGATACGGGCGCAAGCCCTGCACGGCGGCCTGTGCGCGCGTGGTGTCAGCATCCCGGCGCGGTGCCTCGACCATGATGTAGCTAACGCCCGGCACAAAGGCATCCTTGAACACCTCGGCCGCAAACACGCTTAGGTCGCGCCCCTGCATGTCGATATCTTCGGCCATGTCGAGGATCTGTTGCGGCGCGTCCTGTATTTCAATTGGCGTGTCGAACACCCGGCCCGTCATGTCCTTGATCGTCTTGCGCAGCGCGTTGAACAGCCATGACGAATGAAGGCGGGCTTGATAATCATCCTCGGCCTCGGCCTTGAATTTTGGCAAATACCGCGTGCCTTCCTTGCGCATCCCGGCGGTGCCAGACATTAGCGCGCGGCCCTTGGCCGATGCTTGCACCATTGCGGCCATGGCTTCGGTTTGTTTGGCTACGGTGTCCAGCATGGATAATCCTTTAGAACGGCAGCGGCGCGGCTGTCATTGTCGGCCTGATAACTGGCATTTCATAGGCGATTGGATAGCCAAAAGCGTCGTTTTGGTGGTCTAGCCCGCTTGTCTTGTCGGGTTCGCCGTTTTTGTCATACGGTTGTTGCTCCAAACAACGCGCCGTTTCGGGGCATGTGTCGGGGTTTAAGAAAACCATTCCGCCGTGAAAGCCCATGTTTACCGCGTTAATGCGGTCCCTTACTCGCGGATTGCTGGCCCTTGCCCGGATGGCATAGCCTGCCGCTCGTAATAGCCCAATGTCGGAAAGCGATGCGCCCTTGCTGCTGGCATTGGCCCCGCTGGCGTCCGGGTAAATCGTAACGTGGTGGCCTTCAAACCGCGTCTTGAGCGTCTGGATCATCGACGGCGTGTCAGCACCGCCCTTGAGTTCATCGACGCAGTGCCAATTCTTCCCGCGCTGCACAAACACGCACGCGGCCATGTTGCCAACGTTGAAGTCCATGCCGATCTTTAGCGGCTCGCTCGGCTGGATCGTCTCGCGGCTGCGGTTCACTTCCCGCCCATATGATCGGTAAACCGTGCCGCTGGTCAGGTTAACAAATCGGCCTTCAATATAGGCGTCGATCAATTCAGGCGGATAGGTGGCCCGCAGGTTTTCGACGTAATCCTCTGGCAGAAACGGATTGCTGTAGGTCGGCGCCTGGAAGAACTCATACCCTGGCGTTGTTTGTTTTGCCCATCGTTCGTAGACAAACCGAAAGCCCTCTGGCGTGGTGTAGGCCGACACGCGATTAAATGGCCGCTTGATGCCCTCGGGGCGCTGGCGGTTTCGCGCGATGATCTGGTTCCAAGCCTTGCGGGCGTTTTCCGGCTTAAGCGTGTCCAACTCGTCAACATGCGCGCGATAAGTCTCGTAGCCCACAATGCGCTCTGGATTGTCCATTGTCCGCAGCAGGAAGTCGCCAAAGCGCGGCCAGTTGGTGTAGATCACGTTCTCCGATTTATTCCACCGGTGCGGAATGCCTTGCTCGTCCAGCTTGGCGCATAGCCTAGGGCCAGTGATCAGCCGCACAAGGTCATACGTGGGCGCATACAGCCCGATAAGCGCCGTTGCGCTGTGTGCCGCGTCCCCTAGCGCCGCATAGGCCATGATCTCCGACTTGCCAGCGCCAAACCCCGCCACAAACGCCGGGTGCTTTGCCTCCGACATTAGGAAACGCTCTTGCGGCTCAGTCAGCGTCAGGCGGATTGGGTTGCGCACGCTTGGTCTCCCATCCGTCGAATGGGTGCAAGGTCACATTGCCCGTCGCCTCGACTTGATCCTTCTGGCCCAGATATTGCTTACCAAGCCAAATCAGCACCGACGGCACGCCCTTGTCAGCGGCCTTCCATTGTGACCGGCGCAGCGATGCCTTGCCGTGGCTGGCATTCTTTTTAATAAGGTCGGAGAAAGAAACCCCGCTGTGCTTTTGCAGCGCAAGGTTAAGCGTTTTGTCTGTCACCCCGTAAATGTCGCAGATTTCGTCCTGGGTGCATTGGATTCGCGCCATTCCTTCGATGGTCTTGAATTGATCATCGCTCAGGGTGAATGGCGGTCTGCCTGTAGGTTTCTTGGTCATAGGCTTCCCGCCCTTTCGTTAGGGCATCCCGCCCGTTGTGGAATTATTATCTCATATTTGCGCACTTTTCGCTTGCGCCCTATCGCAAAATTGCGCTATAGATGGTTCAACGAAATACCGGCAAGGAGCCAAGACCATGCAAGACCAATACACAGCCCTGAACCACATGATTTTCACCTTTCAGAAAGAGGTCATGCGCCTAGACATCACCAAGATGGACCCCGAGGTCCGCGCCGCGATGGAATCGGTCGAGGCTCAGCTTGACGCCCTGCGCACGGGGAAGCTTTATGACCTCCGCTGATTTCATCGCCCTTCACCAGCGCCTCGGCATCAGCCGGGGCGAACTCTGCCGCCGGGTCGGGATTGCCCCAAACAGCGGCACCGCCTACGCCTTGGGCCGCAAGCCCGTTCCCCTCACCGTCGCGCTTGCCTGCGCGCAGATAGAAAGCCAAACAAAATGACCCTGACCCCACACGAGCAAAAAGTTCTTGACTCCGCCGCATACTTTACCGCCGTCCGTGGCCGTCAAACGCTCAACCGGACCCGTGTTGTGTTCCCTAGCATCGTTGATGCGGTAGCATATGCAGATGGCCATGGTGACGGGCGCACGATGATTTACGCGGTCACAGCCGAGGGGCGTGACGCTCATATTAGGAACGCTTAGACTTCCTGTGCGTCTCACGGATGATCTTAGGTGCCACCGCGTTCCAGTTGATTGCGTGGTGTAACCTAGCGTGCCCTTCGGTCTTTGTTCCGCCCTTGGTTCCGCCATCCTTTAGCAGACCGACCTTTACAGCGCTCGGGCAAAACATCACGCTGTAAAATGACTTAACGTATGTTCCCATCGCCTTGTAAATGTCCGTCAGACCGCCAGGGTTTGCTTGGGTGGACCCTTGGTTTACTTGAGCCGCTACCACGGTGATAAACGGCAACCCTTGCCGCTGCAACGTCACATAGGACGTGGTGTCCTCGTTGATCCGACCCATGAACGGAAATGGTCGGTCGGTTTTGCAGACGAAAGCGTTCATTGCTTTTCGCAGCGTCCGATTTGATTTAATACCCTCGCCGCCGCCGATGTGGTCTCCACCCTGAGATAACGCAACCGTGGCGAAAGGGGTCTTTTCCAAATAATCACAACATGCCGAGAACAGCCAATCACAGCGCGCCCACCAATTCCCGTAAAACCCATTTTCGTCTATACGATAGTAAAAATTTGAATAGTCGTCATCTAACTCAATAAAGTAATCGCAACCGACACTAGCGGCTATTTGCCAGATTGCATTTCTTGCATAAACAACGGCGCGGCGGTCTTGGAAGTTGTCGCCTTCATCAAATAGGTTAGACGCCTCGACCTTACTAAATGATAAAACCTGATCTCCGTAAATTTCACGGTATCTGTCGCCTGTTTCGTCTTCGTCGTCGATGACAATATAAATTTTTCCAGTGTATCCGTGTTTCATCAGGGTGTTGTATGTCACCACACGATCCGGGCGGCCATGGCTCAAGATGAAGGCGGCAAAATCATCACGCATGGTCCGAAGCCTTAATCTCTCCAACCTGTTCCATCATGCCCTTTGCCAACTTCACAAACCCATCTTCAACGGCTCGATCATAGTCAATTATGATCAGCGCGGATTGCTCCATCAGTTCCTGAACGTCAGCCGATGAATGCGCATAAAACTCTGCGATCCTGGCAAAGTTCAAGACCGTGTGCCGGTCTGCTGCAATCTCAAGAAACCGTCTAATGTCGTCCGGCACGCTGGCGGCTGCAATGCTCTTGCGCAGCCGTTGCGCTTTTTCCTCGTCGTACAGATCGGCAGGCGCGGGCTTGTCGCCTTTAATCTCGTAAATCGGGGCCTTAATCTTGCGGCTGTAGTTTTCCGATAGCGCCTCATATTCGGTTGCGTCAGGCTCCGGCAGATCGTCAAACAGTATCGCCATTTCGTCCAGATCAAAGCCAGTCAGCGTTAAGTCAAAGTCCAGATCGCCCAAATCCTGCAACTCAACCTTGAGCATCGCGTCATCCCAGCCCGCGTTTAGGGCCAGCTTGTTATCTGCGATGATGTAGGCGCGGCGCTGCGCATCCGTCCAGCCTTCGGCCACCATGCAAGGCACATCG